ATGAAGAGGAGAAGAAACGAAAAAATTTCAAAAGAAAAAATAGAGCTTGCTTCTAAACTTATTGAAGCTGGCAATACAATTCAAACTATTTTTGGAGCTTTGGGGATTTCAAAACAAACTTGGTATAATTGGTTAAATAAAGGTGAGAAAGCCAAAAGTGGAATGTATAGAGAACTTTGGGAAGAAGTTCAAAAAGCTGAAAGCAGAGCCGAAACAAGATACGTATCTATTATAGCAAAAGCTGCTCCGGAAAATTGGCAGGCAGCAGCTTGGTGGCTTGAAAGAAAGTATCCTGAACGATGGGCGAGAAAAGATAGATTTGCTTTTGAGAATAACGATGGAATTAAAATCGTGATTGAGAAGGTAGATGGAAGTGTTAGAGAAACAGAGCCAGACGCAGAAGATTAAAGTAAATAGAAAAATATACGACTTCCTTGAAAAAAAAACTATAAAATTTATGTGGTATATGGCGGGGCTGGAAGTGGGAAATCATATACAGTTACGCAGTTTCTTATTGTTGAGAAGTTATTGAAATATAAAAATAAAAGGCTCTTGGTGACGAGGAAAACAAATCCTGCTTTAATAGCAACTTCATACAAACTATTTTTGGAATGGCTTGAAAGATTTGGTATAAAATACGATGAGAAAAAATCAAAACAGATAATAACTTTACCAAACGGAAGTGAAATTCTTTTTAGAGGGATGGACAATTATCATAAAATAAAATCCTCCGAATTCAATTATATTTGGATGGAGGAGGCTACGGAGTTCACGCTACAGGATTATTTGCAATTGAAACTAAGATTAAGAAGAGCAAACGCTGGGCAGAAAAATCAAATGTTTTTGACTTTCAATCCGGAGTCATCTTGGACTACGGACTATTTTCTAAAACAAAAGCAAAGCGATGTAGGAATTTTGCATACTACATACAAAGACAATATTAGATTTCTTGATGATGATTATGTGAAAACGTTGGAAGATTTGATTAATCAAGACTTGAGTTTTTATCAAATATATACGCTCGGAGAAGTTGCAGAACTTAAAAATAAGGTGTATAATAATTATGTAATTGTAAAAGATGTACCTGCAAAATTCGATGAGATAGTTTACGGGCTTGACTTTGGATATAACAATCCATCGGCATGCTTGAAAGTTGGGATAAAAGACGATGATATCTATATTCTTGATGAGCTATATGAAACACGTTTAACAAATGAAGAATTAATCGAGAAACTGAAAAATTTTGTAGACAATAGATATGATGAAATATATTCTGATACAGAGCCAGACAGGATAAAAGAAATAGAACGAGCAGGTTTCAATATTCGAGCTGCAAAGAAAGCAAAGCAAAAAGTTGCAAATGGAATAGACTTGCTAAAAAGAAAAAAGATTTATATACATGAAGATTGTATAAACACAATAGATGAAATAAAGAATTATAAATATAAAGAAGATAGCAAAGGAAATATACTCGATGAGCCAGTCAAGTTTAAAGATCACGCAATGGACGCTATGAGATATGCTTGTGAGTACTTCATGGGATACGATGAAACAGCAAGGAATATCAAGATAAAAATAAAAAGGAGCGTCTAATAAAATGAACAGAGTTATATTTGAGAAACTAACGAAAGGTGAAGCATACGACGAGATATACAAAAATCTCCGTGGACTTTTGCCGAGAGTAAAACAAATATACAATCCTGTACCTGTTATCATAGATACAGATGTTTCTCTTATACGAAACTCCGTGAAAGTTAGAGCTGATGAAATCACTTCTCAAATAGACTGGAACTACATAAAATCAAGAATAATAAAAGAACAACTATACGATCGGGCTTTTGTTGACATAGAAATTGTAAACAGCAAGCCTGTTATTTTTATTTATTCATCGGATCAAATAGCTTGTGAATATGATCCTCAAGGAAATATAATCAATGCTAAAATAAATAGAGAAAGTCCATTCAAGCATAAAGAGTATTTCATTGATGAAAACGATAAAAGATGGATGAGAATTGGAGAAGAGCAAGCTACACCGATACTTTATGAAAATATGATCTTCCCCATTTTTGAGATCTCCGGAAGAGATGAAGAAGGTGGAACGGAGACTATATCAAGAATTGAAAACTTGCCTGATTTATTAGATCTTATCAACAAATATGAGGCTGATATGGAGATAATATTCAATAAACATGCAGACGCTCCAACGTGGGGGCAAATGAAAATTCAAAGATCGGCGTCAGATATTGAAGACAATGAGATTGAACATTTGCAAGTAGAAGAAGGTGGAGAGATAAAATATTTAGAAATGCAGGGAAACGTAGTTAGTATACTCAAAGATAAAATTGAAGAGCTTAAAAGGCAAGTTAAAGAGCAATATCCTGAGCTTAAAATACAGGAAGCAATTCAAGGAAGTGGAGAGAGTGGATATGCAATATCATTGAAATTATTGAGTTTAATCTCAATAATAGAATTGTATCGAGACAATTTTGCTAAAGGCATAAGGAAGCTATTTAACTACATTCAAGAAATGTTGGGACTGCAAACTCACATAGAAGTTGAAGTATATGATATTATTCCTCAAAATCAGAAAGAAGAAATAACAGAAACGATAACTCTTTATCAAAGTGGATTAATTCCAAATGAGATAGCAATTGAGCAAATAGCTGAATTGAAGGGCTGGAGTGAAGAGTTGCTAACAAGAATAAAAGAATATTTAAGAAATGATATAGACGAACTCGATATAAGAATGAGACAAGAAGTACAATAATAGGGAGTTCTAAAAAATGGATATAAAAAGAGAAAAAGAATTCATTGATAACTTTGAGAAAGCTTATACGAAATATGTTGAAATACCTATGATAAACGAAATTAGAAAATTAATCTTAGATAGCAGTTTTGAAGTTCGTGGAACGATTAATCCGCAAATTATTTTTCCAAACGATTTTAGAAAAGAGTTAACAAAAATAGCGGAGAGTTGGGGATTAGGCACAGAAAAATTGTTTTTAGATTATTTGAATGATGTTGATAAAGAAGTTTTAGACTCATTTCAAAGAGGATTAAAAAGACTACTTCCAAAGCAGTTTAGATGTAAAAGAACGGAGTATAAGTTTAATTATAATCAATTGCTTAAAAAAGTTGGAGATAAATGGCAAAGTGCTATAATAGTTAATGAATTTGCCTCAAAGTGGTATACAAGAAAATATTATAACGATGGATTAGCCCTTTCTGATAGAGTATGGAAATATGCAAATGAGTCAGCTCAAAAGATACAAAATCAAATAGCTTTAAATCTTAGATTAGGAAACTCGGCTTTGAATACTGCAAGGCAAATTCAAGAAGCAAATGAGCAAGTAATTAGAATTCCAAAATATTTACAAAAACAAATTGATTTATTAGATAATAAAAACTTAGCTTCAAATCTAATTGATAACTATGTAAAGAAAACACTTCATTATAATGCTATGCGAGTTGCAAGAACAGAGATAAACAATGCTTGGAAGGGAAGCTATAAAGAAAAGATGGATCAATTGGATTTTGTGGAAAATGTAAAGTGGAATTTGTCACGAAGTCATAAAGATCCATGCGTATGCGAAACTTATGCAAGTCAAGATCTTTACGGATTGGGCTCCGGAGTATATCCGAAAAATGCAGTTCCACACAACGGATTATCGGCTCATCCGAACTGTTTATGCAATATAACGATGATACTTTCTCCTGTTAAAAAATGGATTGAAAGTGAATATAGAAAAAGTTAGGAGGTTGAAAAATGGATTTAAAATATGATTTGCAAATGTTTGCCGAGAATGAAAATAGTGAAAATGCAAATAAGGGAGATGATAATCAGAGTAAAACAAAAAATTCAAATGAGACAAGTAAAACAAGTATGAAAGAAGAGAAGAGATTTAGCAAAGATGAAGTCGAGAGACTAATAAAAGAATATGAAGAGAAAAAGAAAGCAGAAGAAGAAAAACTAAAAAAAGAAAAAGAAGAAGAAGAGAAAATATTCAAAGAAAAAGAAAAAGAAGAAATAAAGAAATATTTTGAAGAAAAAAGGAAAGAATTAGAACAACAAAAAGAACAAGAATTATTTCAGGAAAGACTTAATCACAAAATCGAAGTTATTATTTTGAAAAAAGGGCTTACAGAAGAACAAGCTGAGAAAGTGCTAAAATACTTGAAAAAAGATGAAATAAAAGATCTTGATGAAGTTGAGAAAAAGATTGATGAAGTTATAGAAGATTTCAATATATACTCAGAAAAAGACCAAGAAAATAAACAAAAAGCAAGTACAACTACATATAGAACAAAGAACAATGAAGAGAAAAAAGAGACGATTGGAGAGAGACTGGCAAAAAAGAAACAAAAAACAAAAGAAACAGAAAATATCTTAAAAAAATACTTTAAGGGAGGTATTTGATAATGAGCTTTTATGCAGAAACAACTTATTCAAA